GAAACCGTCATTTTGGTCGCCGTGATAGTATGCGCCGCTGCATCTCTTTACATGTATAACGAATTGCGACAGTCAAAAGATGATATTACCAAAATCAAAACGTTCCTAGACCGGGTCCAGGAAGAATCGCAACAAGCGCAAGCCTCTCAGATGGTATATGCCTCAGTACCAGTTGAGTTCGAGGAAGAACCCCAAATGGAACCCGAACCGGAAGTGGTTGCTATCAAACCCAAACCGGTTGAAAAGCGCGCTACTCGAGGTAAAGCCGCTGTGATTAATTCTTCGGAATAAACTTATCAGGAGATTATAGAAGCTAATGAGCAATGAAAAAATATAAAGCTATAGCAATCCCAGTCACTTTCGTAGGTGATACCCCACGGTTTCTTACCGTGAGAGATAAACGTTTTAAAGAATGGATTTTCGTGACCGGGGGGTGCCGGCGACGAGAAATATTTACACCGATACGCACAGCTTTAAGAGAACTTGAAGAAGAAACACGGGGTGTTGTTTCACTAAAAAATGGAGAGTATACAAGTTTCACGTTCAACGTGAAAGAAAGTCCTACAGTCGATCTCGAGTACACAGTATTTATATTTTTTGTAGATTATTCGAGTATTGAACAGCACGAACTTGTAAGAAAATTTAACGATGAAAAATATAAAATGTATACAAAAAAAATACACATGAAACGTACATACGACGAAAATGATTTTATGAGTTTCGATACGTTACCCGAATTTAATTCAAGAAGGCGGTGGGAACGAATTATACACAACGTCGTCGAGAACCCAGAATTTTACGCGTGCATGACTTCTCTTAATAGAAAAACATTTTCTATAAAATAATGAAGTCAAAGAACTATATTCTTCGACAGATAAAGGATATTTTAATTGATCACAAGTCATACGGAGAGGAGAAAGCGGATACCTACATCGAAGGAATAAAGGATAAAACCGTATATGAATTGTTAGTCATGAAAAAGGAATTGTCTACAAGTGAAGAAGAATATCGCGATGTATCGTGTAGAACGTCAATTTGGCATGAAGAAGAGTATTAAAAAAATAACACGACATACAAATAAGTATGTTTAGATCATGGTGTCGAAAACAGGGGTTTTCGAATAGCTCCAATCTATCACATGTGCTCATGGACGGTGGCCGTCTATCTGTTCCTTTTGATAGGTTGAATGAATTTTATGACGAATATGTCAAGGCTGTCAAGTCTGGTGAGAAAGTGTGCGTCGTTGAACAGAAAACAGATACGTATAACTTTTTCGTCGATTTAGATTATAAAGATGATGAAGATATACCGTTCGATCGTTTAAAGGAATATGTACAAACAATATGCGATCGTGTAACCCATTTTGGTGGGAAAGATGTTCTCATTTCCGTCGCAAAACCAAAACCACACGGATCTACAATCAAATATGGAATTCACATGAATTGGCCAGGTTTCGTAGTGGATCACGGTTCCGCTATGGCGTTACATTCGCATATCGTTTCATCACTTTCTCTCTTGTTTCCCGGGAAACCGTGGGGTGATATTGTCGATACTGCTGTATACGGTGGTGGAAAACGTAACGTAAAGGGGAGTGGGTTTCGAATGCCATGGGCACATAAATATGTAAAGGGTGAATATCAAGGAGAATATATACCTGTACTCAACTATACACACGAAAATGGGAAACTTTCTCATATTTTTGAACAAGAGCCATGCGTAGAAATTATGCACATGGCGACACTTCGAACGGAAAATAAAGAGGTTGTAGTGGTCGAAGGATCGACACGTGATGAGGGGGCGTTCACTTTAAAGGAGACTAAAAACATTTTCCAAAATGAAGCGGTGACTCGGGACGTTGAACTTTTTATTCAGAAAAACATGGATGGCCAGGGGCGTGCACTCATCACGAAAATGTTCAGCGATAAGAATTCATACCTCATATCAACCACGTCTAAATATTGTGAAAATCTTCAAAGAGACCACGGGTCTAATCACGTATGGTTTCGTATTGAAGGACACGTGATCATACAAAAGTGTTTCTGTACGTGCGAAACGATGAAAGGGCGGCGGTATGGGTTTTGTAAAGATTTCTACGGTAGAAAGCATACACTTCCAGCCAAGATTTTCGACCAATTGTACCCCAAGGGGTATACACCTCCAATGTTTTCAATGCCACAGAATGTGTGTACCCCGTGTGTAGAGGAGAAGAAGGTTGATTCTGTAGAAATAGCAGATTTACTACAGTCGTTTATAAATCGTCACATGATTGGAGATAAAACGACCCGTGTCTCGAGCATTACTAAAAAAACTAAAAATATTCAACTCGTCAACACAGACTTTACGTGTACTACATGTAAGAATATAAACACACAATTTAAAATATATAAAAAACGGATTTTACAAGTGTGTTCGTGTAAACCACGCGAACATAATTTGTCAGATAAAATCAGTAGATTATTATAAGATGATGTTCCTTATAGTGATCGGTGCATTCGCGTATATTTTATCTAAGATCACGCGCTTAGATACATCTCTAGTTTCTATAAACGATGTAATCATGGAAACGCATAAATATTCAGGTATACACGAAGTAACGTATAAGACATTCTTGGCATTAATACAATTAGCGAAAGAATACAGGACGCGTGTTAAACTATCGCAAGTATATCTCGAAAAGGCGTTAAAGGTTCTAAATGATATACCTCTTTATATGTCACCCATGGACGCCGATGTGATGAATGAGCTTGGGGGGATTTCGTACCGTTTAGGGTATGAATTCGAACTACTATTGATGAAAGAAGCGCTTAATCAAGGGGTTGGTTTTACACCTAAATACATTTAAAAGGAAGTGACTTAAAATCATTATATGACCACTTTAAACGTAAAAACTCGATCAGGGAGAGTATCTAAAGCCCCTGAACTTATGAAACCGACTGAAATCAACTGCGATGATGATTTCGACGATGATGAACACGATACAGAGTATGAAGTTTCCGATGAAGATCTTTGTGAGACTGAAACGGAAGATGAATGTGATGACAGCGATGGCGACGAAGACGGTAATTTAAAAGGGTTTGTTGTCGATGACACCGATGAAGATGAAGAGAGTGAAGAGGAAAACGAAGCTTAAAAGATAGAATAAATAGTATGTATATGGAAACAGAACTTGGAAATCCTATTGAATATAATTCGCAAGTACTGGATAAAGAACTTGAACGCGATGATAGCGAACCCATACAAAATCATCTACAGCAGCCAGATGATGATCAGCAGTACTATTATCACCCTCCCCCACAATATATGGGCCCACCTCAACATATTAACGAACCACCCAAACCTAATGACATTCTGTCATCTCTCGATAAAGTTGCATACGTTGTTATATTCGTCGCGTTTATATTAGGCTTCTTTATGGGAAAAACTATGCAGCCAGTTATCCTTCGCCATGGGTGAAAATGGGGCATAATCATATATAGGTTCTGTAGAATCGACAATCACTCTACTGGTAATTACTGGGCGGACAACCCCTTCATTAATTATTTCAGACGCTATACGCGTTTCATCATCTAAATCATCTATGTTTGTAATGGGTAAATTACGAATCGCTTTTTTATACACGGATATATACTCGACATTCATCGTATTATTAAAAGGGCAGATTTTAATAATATGAAAAGTGAAATAAATTATTTTTATATATATACTCCTTCGTATGATTCTTGAGTCGGAGTCAAACTTTTTACTAGAGTGACTCGAGTCACTTTTGATTCGAGTCACTGTTGATTCTTAATTTTAAAATAGTTTTTTATTACTATTATGACTACTCTGTTTTCTCAGTAGTACTAACTTCTTCCTCTTCATCCCCTTCTATGATGGTCAATGCTGCTTCCCTCTGCTTACGCCGCTCTTCAATCTCAACGGCGACAATCGCGTCAGCTTCCTTTACCAATTCTTCCATAGGTGCGTCGGGCTTCTCACGCTTCAAGCGTTCGATGATCTCACCCGGATGGCTAATAGGTGCTTCGTCAGGTTTGTTGTAATATTGTGAATTTTCATCCCCAGCCTTGAAGTACGTTTCCTTTCCATCACCACCCGCCTTGACAGCCATCATATCACGCTTACGTTCGGAGAACATCTGTGCAGCCATGGCCTGATTTTCCTTGTATCCGGACATCAATTCTTCGAGCTTCTCGTTGGTATAATGCGCATCTTCGATCTTAGAGGGATCGGGTGGGATGAGGAGCCACTTGTACATGTCCACTACATAAATGTCAAATGTAGCATCTCCCGCCTGAAGTCGTTTCGCGTGGCTCGCGGCTTCATCGCGGGTGGAAAATGCACCTCGGATCTTGATACCAAACTTATCATTCTTCTGAGGCGCCTCGGGGCCGACTACGGATAAGCATGCGTACAATTGACCGGGTACGGTGGTATAATCTTGTTCAAGAGACATTATATTCTATACAGAACCCTATACTTTAAGCTATGTGACTTAAGTTAAAGTTTACGTCATTGGTATTATCATGGAAGATTTACGCCGATTACATAACGATGAAAAACGTTCACTGATTGAGTCCACGACGCGAGAAGGTGATAGTATTCTTGATGTGGGGTGTGGGTTCGGGGGTGATCTTCAAAAATGGTCGAAGGTACGCGCCAATATAAGTATGTGTGAACCGAGCCTAGACGCGTTGAACGAGGCACGCGATCGCGCTAAAAAAATGAAAATGCGTGTAAACTTTTACCATGGGGATATTCGTGCGTGTCCCAATAGAAAGTATGATGTCGTGTGTTACAATTTCGCACTCCATTATATTTTCCAAACGCGTGCATTATTTTCAGATACACTCAGAGAGATCAAAAAACGAGTAAAGCCTGGTGGGGTGTTTATAGGTATTATTCCCGATTCAGAACAGATAATGTTTAAAACACCGTTTACAGATTCATATGGTAATTTTTTCAAATTAAAGGGGACGAGTAATGGTGATTTCGGTGAAAAACTATTTGTCCACTTAGCGGATACACCGTATTATGCAGACGGTCCAAAGGCTGAACCTCTAGCACATAAAGATATGCTGATCACACACCTCGAAAATAACGGATTTACTATGAAACTATGGAAACCACTTTGCGGAAACCCTATATCCGAACTCTACAGTAAATTTATATTTGTATATAGAAATGATAGCACTGATCGTATTGATGTTAATTAATATAGCCATGTTTTGTAATTTTAAAGAAGATCCTGTATTACTCGAAGTTAAGGAAAAATACAAAATATTCAGGGAACATCTGAAGACGAACGGTGATGAGAAATATCAAATGTTACATAATGAGATACCTATTGTTGCATACAGGGGATCTCTCTTATCGGGTGTCGGGTACAACTCAAATAAAGGGGGTGAGATTGGTATATGCATAGATGGTACATCTAATAACGTATTTCACGTACTCTTACACGAACTCACACATTGTACCGTCACGGAGTATTCGCATAGTACCGATTTTTGGGATAACTATACCGAACTCAAAAATGAGGCGATACGTATAGGTATATACGAAAACATAAACCAAATAACTCCTTTCTGTGGTAAAAAGATCGTCGATAAATAATGTTACATAAATGTATATGACTGAATTTAATCTCAGACAACCAACTGCGTCCAGGATACTCATATCATTGCTCATGTGGTTTGCGATCATGGCGAGTGCTTTCACCACACGTATTAAGATGCCCTATTACGTGAACATGTTGAATTTAACAGTCGCGATACCTGCACTTGTCTGGTATTTGGGAAATACGAGTTTAATTGTCAGTTTAAACACTATAAGTGTGATGATAACTCTATTGGTAGCTGCAGGGTTTCTCGTTACATTAACTGAAGCCGTTAAATGGTCAAAGTTAAAGCAGGGATATGAGAAATATGGCGAAAGTATGAAAACTGCATGGTTACCCATGGTCATGACAATGGTCGCGTTAATTTTAGGATTAGGGTCGGCGTATATGGTGACAGGTGGTCGTGTCCTTGACATGTATTAAAAATACTTACGAGCGATGTAGAACACTACAGCCGCTACAGTCCCTGTAGAAGCTAAACCGACCAAACTTCGGTTCCCTTGTGCATTCAAGAACCTGGGTACAGAACCCGCGAGTTTTTCTTGAATGGGCTTGCTAATAGCGACACCAGTCGCCAAAATAACGATAAGCGCCTCGAGTTGCTCATCTGTAAGGTCGAACGGGTTCTTTTTCTTTTTATCCGAGTTGCCACCTTCCTTCACGGCGGTGGCAGCCTGAGCGGGCTGGGGTGCCATCAAAACTTGTTGGTGCGACATTTGGACTGCACGGGGGTCGGCACCCATCATGGGCGAGTCGAAGGGTGAATCTTGAGATTGCATCATTACATCAGATATAGGAGTAGAATCCATACCGTCTTTATAATCACTTACATTTTTTTTAGGGTCCTCTGCCACAAATGCATTTGATCGAGAGTTGGAATCGATGGGAACCATTCCATCAGCTTCGTCTGATAAATTCAGTGTATATACTGGCTCAGCCATTTAGTGTACGCGTAGTTTTTTTAGAACTTTAAATGTCGCATTTTTTACATACAGGATATGTATCTAAAAAATGTTCCAAACGGGGCTCGAACCCATGACCTTGGCGTTATAAGCACCACGCTCTAACCAACTGAGCTATAGGAACGGTGCTTTTGGCTGTATTAATAGCCTCATGTATAACATGTGTGGGTGGAACACCACCCATTCAACATACGTGTGAACTCTTTAAGTGTATAAAGACTAGTGTATACTGTATACAAATGATACACGAATACGTGTCTGAGATATACAACATTCTAGGGCCTGGGTTCAGTGAACGTGTATATCACAATGCCATAGAGGTACTTTTACGAGAAAACGGTATTTCATACGAGACTGAGCGTATAATACCCATTACATTCAAGGGGCATACCATAGGAAATCTTCGAGCTGACATAATCATCAACCGAACCACTGTAGTTGAATTGAAGACGGTAAAAAATATAACAGACGTGATGGTATCGCAAGCGAGAAACTACCTAAAACTGTTAAATTTACAAGAAGCGTATCTAGTTAATTTTCCACCGTCTGCTGGAGCTCAATCAGAAGTGATTCGCGTTACAGTGGATTAGATCGTGGGTATATATTCCCAGTGTAGTTCTATACATATCCTTTTCCATATGATATCCTGTTGATGTAACTTTTCTTTCGATTTCAAAAGAGGGAAATATTGTAAATATGAATCTTCACTCAAGAGTTCGCAAAATTTGTATAAAACATACGAATAACTCAAAAAGTTTTTACGTTCCGCTGGACGGTTATTGTCGAATGGTTTCTGAATATCTTTAAACATCATGCGTAGTTGTTCCTCGAGTTCGACCGGCATTTTAGGTGGTTTTATCCCACTCAAAATATTCGAAATATAAGGCACGTGTTCATAATATTTGTTAAGTTTCAATTTCTTTAACAACACCCTCACTTTAGCGTGTGTGATCTCGGTCAATTTTTTGATCTTGATCTTTTTGAATTCGTTCCGTAGTTGTTCTATGACTTCTTTGGGTATCGTTGTCATTTCTTGTGCCTGGAACTGTGATAACCATTCATTGAAATGATTGTCTCGTTTATACGAATAATTGATAACTTTCTCGGAAGTCTCCTGTTCCTCTCTATATGTAAGTTCCTGGCTTATTAAAACGTCTATAATCAGGCCACACGAGTCGCATACCATGTCACTCGTGTTTTGAAAATATACGACGTTACTCTCTGGACAATTCGCACATATATCCGTGACTACGCGTTCCGTGACCCGGGGTAAGGATTTCTTTTCAACATCTATCAAGTAGTCCGTGTATATATCTTTCTTTTGTAGTCCTGTAGTCACTTTACAGTTGAACGCGTTATCAGTACTTACTTCTATAATTTTATCATCTGTTATGTACTGTTGAATATACGGCATACACTTGACTATATAATCCGACAATTCGCTTTGATATATATTCTTATTACATGGATCATCATCAATTTTTGACATCCATTCATCTACGCGGTTATTATACCGACTTAAAAAATTGCCTTCCATGTATATCAATG